CTGCAACAAGGAAGAGCGGTTGATCTCAGGTGAGATGCGAACCGACTCGATGTTTGGTGTGAATGACTTGTGGATGGTGTCCAACATTGCCACCAGGAACAACACCGACAGGTTGGTTACCTGATCGCCCTTGGTGTGCTCAGCAGCAACAGTCTCGACATATGCACCACTGCTACGGAAAGTGGGGAGTACCTTCGTACCAGGAGCACCCCTCTCCAAACCATAGAATACATTGTCTTCTTTCGTTTGGTAGAGAATTACCTCATCTCCGATGAGAATGACACCATCATTCTCAGGGAAACCATAACCCGACTCCAGCGTCAGTTCATCCGCCTCAGCATCAATCGTCCCCTTCAGTACACCAAACTGAACGATCTGATTCTTATAGGTATCGAAATTGCGATACTTCTGTAGGTTCTGAAGAATATCCTGCCCAAATCCAATACGCTCCTCACTCTCCGCCGCCTTCGTCATAAACTCGACGAAATCGGAGTAGTTCTCGTAGATATAATGAGGAAGAGTTGAGTCGACCTGGGATGAGGGGGTTACGATGATCTCGTGCATCACGCTCCAGCGATTTTGGTGTCAACAGCGGCGTTGATATTAGACTTAGCAATATCCAGTGAGAGATAAACTGACTGCTCAGCAATCACATCTTGACCGACTGGAATCGCCCTAATTTCAACGATAGAGTTACTTACAGTAGTATTTACAATGGTTACAGGAGTGTCATATCCGATGAATACTTCACCTTTAGTATAGTCGACAGTTCCGTACTTCTTGTTGGTGATGACCTTAGAGTTGGTGTCATCCAGGTAGAAAGTGTAGAGGTTACCAGCACCATCATCCTCGAAATAGTATGTCCTACCATCCGCAACACCATCAACCAACTGAGTGAAACCAGTTGACCAAACATTGCCACCTTTAGGGTCTTGCTCGATCTCGTTGGTAAAGCACACTTCATAAGACGCCAGAGTGTTCTCCAGTGCTCTCATATCACGACGCATTCTTAGTGTAGTGTTGTTGCGAGTAATTGACGGATCGCTATCATCAACCGCAGACAGGATGCGGGAATAACGCACGGCACCACCGAACTTAGACACCGTATCTGCTTCACCGTATTGAATCATCGTTGCACTCACATCAGCAACAATACCAGAGTTGTCCTTATTGGTCTTCTTGTCGTCATAGTATGCAATGGTATCTAACTCCACATAGAGAACCACAGGGTCTACTAGTTGAATATCGATAGAAGCAACACGATAATCGGACAGTGACTTCTTAATGTAGTTCTTAGTGAGTGTCGACAGTGCATCTCCACCCTTAGGTTTGACGGCAATGTAAACGCGACCAAACTCAGGTGGATTAAGCAGTTCACCACCATAGACATAGATGTCATCAACTCCAGGGTAGACCTCCTTCACGATGGTCTCATAGTCTTCACTAATAACACAACGGTTCTGTGAAGCGTAGAACTTAGGAGCGCGATTCTTGATGGATGTAACATCCTCGACCTCACCGCCACCATTGGAGATACCAACAGTAGTCACCGTGGGTCGGTCGTTAATGCGGGTGCCATATGAGTCATACACCTGACCAACGAAACCGTAGTTGGCAGTACCTTGGATGCCATTCGCCAGTGCACCATTCGTCACCAGATAAGTGATATTGATAGTAGCGCCATCTTGTAGTGCGACACCGAAGTGGTCATCACCGAAGGTCAGTTCATAATATCCATCATCGACCTCTTCCAACCAGTAAACCTTACTCTCAGGAGTTACTTCCACCAAGTTGGTTGCTTGTGTGTAGAAAGTGCGAGTTTCTTCGTTAGGGTTCTCTTGAACTTCCACTCGAATGGTCTTGGAGTCGATGTTGGGGTTCTTGAGAACAAAGCGCTGGTTATAGTTTGACTTATCTACAGTGAACTTACCGGATAGGAAGATACCCTCAAAGATAGCAACATCCTTAAACTGGCATAGTCCGTCATTGGCAACAGCAGCAGTCTGACTGTCGACAACATTAAAGATAAAGTTACTCTTCCCACTATTTGACGAGAACGCCAGACCAGGAACAATTTCCAAATAACGAGGGAAACCGGCAGGGTAGTCCGCCAAGTCAAGTTGGAAATCGAAACTAATCTCATTGTTTGCAGATTGTGCAGATGCAGGGATGAAACCCACTTGTCGTGCATTTGCTACAACATTATTCCTGAGAGTTGCCGAAGCAAGGAAACTCTCATTTGCAATCATATTCGTATTATACGCATTCAACTGAGCCTGGTATGAAATCAGGTTCAGAATCACCTGAAGGTTGGATCCCTCAAAGTCAAAGTCTGTGAACTGCTTTGTCGACCTCAGGTATGAGATCAGATTATCTTTAATCTGCTCAAAATCAACTGAAGTGAGTTGGATAGGCCCTGCCATGGGAAATAACTGACTACTTTCAGTTATTTAGGGCACTATCAGCGAGTTGGTTTCAGGATGTATTCTACTGAGTATTCTCTCTCAGAACCGGTAATTGTATAGTCAACTCTTACAGCGAACTGGTGTTGGTCAATCTGCGCCTCGACGACAACATCATTCAATTTCACGCGAGGTTCGTTATATCCAATAGCACGCCGGATTTCCAAGTCAATAAGACCAGCGGTGCCATCATCAATGAAATCAAACAGATATGTACTTACAGATGAACCAAAGTTGCGGTTGAAGGTCACCTCACCAGGTGCCGTCATGATAATGTTCCTAATGGACTGGTTAATTGCCCTTTCGTTGGTAATAACAGTCAAATCACCAGTTACTGGACTTGGTGTAAATGCCAACGAGATATCGACATAACTCTTATCTTTCTTAGTTAATCGTATTGCCATGAAAAAAGAGGGCGCCCGGCCCTCTTATTTAGTCGGTGAGACCTGGGTTGAGATCTACTTCCTCTTCTAGTGCTCTTAAGCGGAGGATAATGTCATCCAGAACCTTTGTGATGTTCTCATGTTCCTCAGCACCAGGTCTCCGGTACATCAGTTCATACTTAGTGTTTTCATCCATTGAAATACTCCGAAGGTCGAGGGCAATCGCCATTCCAGATGGCGGGAATCATAATGGTTCGTGCTGCCTCAGGTCCAAAGCGTGACCACATATTGTAGAAGTCTTCCACCTTAGAACGACCACACGGGAAGCGGCGGATATTGTTCAAATTGAGAAGTTGTACTTCCTGCTTGACCTCGGTGACTGTCATGTGAGTTGGTTTCGGACACAGTTATACTAACATCCCCCACTGACTTTGGTAAGCCCCTAAGACCCCTCCTAGTTGCCTTAGGGTCGGCGGAGTTAATTAACCGCTCCACATGCTGTGAGCAGATCTCCCGCACGAACTGGCGGAACACAGACACCTCTGGTGGCATCTCTGTTCCCGTCTCCAATTGGCGAATGACCATCCAATCAGTGTCCGATAAGATGGACTTCGCTTCATTCTTCAGTTGTTTAATGAGACCAGCACGGATACGCTCCATATCCTGATCCCATTCATCCTGTGGTGTGTTGTCGGGGATCTCAAGGATCCCTAACTCTGCCTTTTGCTCCGGGGTGGAGTTCCTTAACCATTCTTTAGGATACTGGAGACCCTTATGTGTAAAGGGTCTGTCCAGTTTCAAGCGGTTTCCTTCGAGAACAAACATCACTGGGGAAGGTATTGTGTTGGATTCTCGGCGAAGGCGGCGTAGATGTAGGTTCCGCCACTGGCGTTCCAGTCTGAGAACGTGCCTTCTCGTACTTTGAAACCGCTGCTGAGAAGATCAACTGGATATTCAGTTGTTTCTGCGGTTGACAAGTTGGCAAATAAGTTCAAGTTGTTGGGGTTATAGTCGGGACGCGACGTGTCTTTTATGGTCCAGTTACCAGTGCTGTCGCTGCGCTTAACCATAATCCACCTGGGTTTGAATCCGGTGTGTATGAACGGACCATCCGTGCTGCCGTTGCCGGTGTAGCTGCCGAAGGCGCTGTATCCCTCGACTGGTGCCCAGCAGTAGGCAACATAAGTCCAAGTGTTGTTGTTATTGAGGCCGACGTTCCCTGGGACACCAAACACAGTCGAAGTTGGAGCAGAGGACCCCCAGATCCCGCTGAATGAAGTAGATGCTCCAGTCGAATCAAGTAGCAGATAGTTGTTAATACCGACGTCTTTGTGATAGACACCCCAGTTCTGAGCGTTACTACGTGCTTTAGTAATAATTAAACTTGGGGCCACACCGAGACCATGACCTATGGTTCCATCAGCAGTTTGGCCCGTATAGGTAACAACACTGAACCCCACACTGGGATTTGCTTTCACTGTGGAAGCAATATTGCCAGTAGTGTTCAGAACTGGAGAACCATTACCTGCATTCCAGCACCAGGCGACGTATCGATTACCGATTTGATTGGTCGCGTTGTCGGTACCTAACGTAAAACCATCTGAATTAAAAGATGTCAAGGTGTTTGGATAAGTATTTTCGGCATTCGTTGCGTTAGTAAATATAGCACTTTCCGTGCCGCGAATGGTGTCGAAAATATAATGCCAATTAGTCCCATCTCTATCTTTAATCCACACCAAATCAGGCGAGAAGTTAAGCCCACTAATAGTCTGGGTACTACCGTTACCTGTATAGGTAACGACATCCATAGCAGTGTTGCCTTGGTTGATAAGACCATCTTCGATGTTAGTGGTGTTTAGTGCCTTGTAACCCACTGGTGCAGGGTAGGCGAAGGGGCGTTGACCGAAGTTGGTTAGCCAAGTCCCAGCAGTACTATCACTATTGAAGAAGGGGAAATAGTCATCATCAGTATTAAAAGAAGTAAATGGTGCATTAATCCCTGAGGATGGTCCACCAATAACGGATCCTGTGTTGTCGTACCAAACGCCATCCTTCCCGAACCACATCTTTGAGGCGTCTGCGTCATAAGCAAACATCCATACGCCCGTATCGTTGACCAAGGATGAGTTAGTGAAGTTTGAAGTTGACGCACCGTTGTAGATATGCACGACTCCACTTTGAAGGTAGATGAAATTGCGCCCAGCACCACTACCAGCAAAGGTAGAGTTTGTTTTATATCCTGGCTGCATTACACCCAACCCCGCAGTGTTGGGGTTGCCGGAAGAAGATTTAGTTATCTCCCAATACCACTTGCCGCTGGAAACACCGACTGTAGCCAGGGTTTGTCCGTGTTGGGCAGAACTTATTAAATCGAGATTACCGTTAGAGATACTGACATTTGTTGTTGTATTGAGGTTATTCCACGTCGCATAATTCCCTCGTTGTTCTCCACCGAGACCGTTGTCTTGACCGTAGTTGTTGGGTGTGTCAACAACTGAGTCTATATCTATATTGTTATTGGTGGTGGAATCTAGTACAACATAACTATTACTGCCCGCCGTCCAGGTACTATCCGTGAATAGTGTCATAGTTTTATCTCTGACTGAGACATCGAGAACAGTTCCAGTTACACCCTTCTGATATGCGCCATGGAAATACAGGTTTGTTCCATTGCTTGTGAAAGTGACACTTCCACTCGCGGCAGTTGGGATAAAGGAAAGAACCATATAATCGGGATCGTTACTAAGGTCAACACCGATTTCCGAGCTTTGGTCGGTGTTCAAACTCACCCCGTCGCTAATTAGTGTGGATGTATCACCTGATAGTCCAGTCACCCTTTGGTAGAATCCGACAGCAGTGTTGGGGTTCCAAGTCTGGAAGTAAAGCTTTTCACCTACCTCTGCCTGTTCCCAAGTGATGTTGAGTTCCCCGGTTCCGTATACTTGGTATGTGCGTGAAGGCCACCAAGAAAGATCAGACCATTCTTGTAAAGTAGGTGGTGGATCACTTAACCCAGATCCAGTACCGTAGTTTGCATCTGGGTTAACCACACCTG